TCAGGAATTATTACAAAAAGTTTCCGCATATAGAAGGGTGCAAATGGATACGGATATGGCTGTTGACGCAGCAGCCGGAACTATTTCTGAAAAGTTAGGTGGAGCATTGCAGGGAGCAGCGTCAGGATTCGCAGCAGTTCAGGGAGTAATGGCTTTAACAGGATCAGAGTCTGAAGATTTAGAAAAAACTTTAATCAAGCTAAATGCTGCGATGGCAATTGCGCAAGGTGTTTCTGGATTAAGAGAAGGAGCAAAAGCATTTACAGCGTTAGGATTAAAAGCAAAAACAGCCTTATCAGGAATAAGAGTTGGTCTTGCAGCAACTGGAATAGGATTATTTGTTGTTGCATTAGGAGCGGTAGTTGCATATTGGGATGATATTGCAGCAGCAGTTTCAGGAGCAGATGACGAGTTTGATAAATTTAAAGAAACAACAGATGAGGTTAATAAAGAGTTTATTAATTTAAACGCTGAAATTGCTCAAATGGAAAACACCTTTGAATTAGCAAAAAAAGGTACTATATCTCATGAAGAAGCATTAAAAGAATATAACGAACAATTTGGGGAAACAATTGGATTTGCTAAAGATCTTGAAACCGCTGAACAAAACTTTGTTACAAGAACTTCTTTATATGTTGAAGCAAGTAAAGCAAGAGCATTGGCAGATGCATTTTACAAAAAGAATGCAGAAAAGATGGTTGAGGCTCAAGAGGCTTTGCAAACTACTCAATTAAGTACATTCCATGCGTTTACAACTGACTTATTGAACGTAGTTAATTTAGGAGAACATACTTCTGCTGAAATTGAGCAAATGGCAAAAAATCAAGCAAGTAGAAGAGCAACAGAACAAGCCCAGACTTACGAACAACAGGCAGATGCTTATAATGAACAAGCTATTTTGTTGAAAAGCCAACTTGATAAAATAGTAAAAACAGAAAACGAAAGATATAAGAAAAGTCAAAGTAACGCAAAAACCCATAAAAGGGAAATGATGGACATTACAAATGACATCATAGACGTTGAGTTTGCTAATCTTGAAAAATTATACGGCGATACATTAGATAATGCTTTAATTAGATTAGATCATAAATATACAAGAGAGTTAGAGAAGTATGATAAAATGTTGGAAGATCAAAGAATATCAGAAGAACAACATGGCGAAATAATAAAAGAGTTAGAAAATAAAAATTTGCAAGATATTCAACTTTTAAGAGAACAGTATTTACCAAAACAAATGAAATTAAAAGAGATCGAGGTAAATATGGAGCAGGAAAAAGCAAATCAAACAGTTTCTATTAATGGCTTGATGTATGGAGCACTAGGTGAAATGGCTAAAAAAAACGCTGATGATCAAAAGAAATTAGATAAGGAAGTAATGGCAGCAAGATTACAAATTGCACACGCAGGTCTTGGAGCAATTGGAGATCTTGTTAACGCATTAGCAACTGATAATGAGAAAAGCGCAAAAAGAGCATTTAATATAAATAAAGCCGTTGGTATTGCGCAGGCAGTAATAAGCACAGCGGAGGGTATAATGAAAGCCTTTGCTCAAACAACTGATTTTACTCCAACGCAATCTTTGAGAGTTGCGAATGCAGCCGTTGTTGCAGTTGCAGGTGCAGCGCAAATCGCTACAATAGCAAAGCAAAAATTTAAGTCATCAGGTGGAGGATCAGGATCAGGACAAGTTCAAGCGCCAAGTGGATCGTCAGGTTCAGGGTCAACATCAGCGCCATCATTTAACGTGGTTGGAGATTCAGGAATTTCACAGTTGGCAGGTTTGCAGATGCAGCCAACTCAGGCTTTTGTTGTTTCTGGCGATATAACAACAGCGCAGTCATTAGATAGGAATAAGATTGAAAACGCAACAATTTAAATAAATAACGTTCATATATTATGAAGATAGTCGAATTAATATTAAATGAAGAAGATGAGAATGCAGGAGTTGACGCTGTATCCATCGTGGAAAATCCAGCAATTGAAAGTGACTTTATTGCATTAAATAAGCATCAAGTAGAATTAAAAACTATTGATGAAGAGAAAAAGATCTTGATGGGAATGGCACTAATTCCGAACAAACAGATTTATAGACGTAATGAAAAAACGAATGAAGAATACTATATCTATTTTAGTAAGAAAACAATTAGAAAAGTATCTGAATTATTCTTAAAAAAATCGAATCAAAAAAACGCAACATTAGAACATGCTTCTAAAATTGACGGCATGACAATCGTTGAGTCATGGATCGTCGAGGATGCTAAAATGGATAAATCTGCTTTATATGAATTTAATGCTCCCGTTGGTAGTTGGATGATTTCCATGAAAGTGGACAATCTAGTAATGTGGGAAAAAGTTAAATCAGGGGAGGTTAAAGGATTTAGCATTGAAGGGTTTTTTGCTGAAAAAGTTGAAGCAAGTAATCAGCAGTTAAAATCTGTTGTAATAGACGATGAACTTGCAGTTATAGATGATCGAACTGCATATTCAACAAAAGAAAAAGCATTACAAGTTGCTAAAGAAGTAGGTTGCAATGGATATCATGAACATGAATTTAAAGGTAAAACTTGGTTTATGCCATGCGAATCTCATGAAGCAAATAAAGAAGAATTAGAATCTTATTCTGATTATCCGGATGCAGTAAAAAACAATGCTAAAAGAGGTATTGAACTTAACGAAAAGAACAACAATAAATGCGCAACGCAAACAGGAAAAGTTAGAGCGCAACAATTAGCTAATGGACAAGCAATAAGTGAGGAAACAATTTCAAGGATGTATTCCTATTTAAGCAGAGCAAAAACTTATTATGATGATGCTGATACAAATGATTGCGGAAATATTTCATATTTATTGTGGGGTGGTTTAGCTGCATTGAGATGGTCAGAAAGTAAATTGAAAAAGATCGGAAAATTAGAAGCAGTTAAAAAAGAAAGAGATGAACAGATCATCAATGAATTAAAAGATTTAATTTTAGATTATGAAAAAAATTATAAGAAAAAAAGGAAGAAAAAGAAAAAGCGAAACGCAAAGTAAGACTTCTCCAAAAGGAGGAACAAGAGGATGCTTATGCGATGACAATACTTATCATCCTGACTGTTGCGATGGAACTATTTATGCTCAAGGAGTGGGTAAAATTTAGAGAAAATCCAACAGATTAAAATTAATACGTTTTATAAAAAAAGGAAATAAAAATGAATACAACCGAAATTTTAAGCAAAATCAAAACTCTTTTAGGAGTTGAAGCAGAGGAAGTGAAACTTGCTCAAATGAAGTTAGTCGATGGATTAACAATTGTAGAAAGCGAATCTTTCAAAGCAGAGGATTCAATTGTAATAATTACAGAAGACGGAAAAGTTCCTCTACCTGAAGGAGATTATGAGTTAGAAGATGGAAGATTGTTAGTAGTTAAAGAAGAAGGAGTGATTTTTGAAGTTAAGGAAGGAGAAGCGAAAGAAGAAGAGAAAGAAGAAGAAGTTGTTGAAGAAGAGGCGAAAGAAGAAGAGGAGTACATGGAAAAAGAAACAGCATCTCCTAAAAAGATAGTTGAAACAATTTCAAAAGAATCTTTCTTTTCAGAAATCGAAAAACTAAAAGAAGAAAACGAATCTTTAAAGAAAGAACTTGAAGATGTTAAATTGAAATCAGTTGAAAAAACTGAAGAGACTAAAGAGGAATTAACGGAAGAAAAAACTGAAGAAACTAAAGAGGTTGAATTATCAGTTGAAGAAGAAGTTACTCCAATAGTTCACAATCCTGAAAACAAAAAAGAAACTGAAGGATTCAGATTTTCAGCAAATAGAAATGAAACTACTCTTGACAGAGTAATGAAAAGATTAAGTAAATAAATTTTAAATCATAAATTTTAAATAATGGCAAATCCAGTAACAACAGGAACTACGTATGCAGGCGAATTCGCAGGTAAATACATTTCCGCAGCACTTTTAAGTGCATCAACATTAGACAAAGGTCTAATCACAGTAATGCCTAACGTAAAGCATAAATCAGTTTTACAAGTGGCTTCTTATAATGACATCGTTGCAGATGCAACATGTGACTTCTCTGCATCAGGGACATTAACTTTAACTGAAAAGGTAATTACACCTGAAGAGTTTCAAGTTAACGTGCAATTGTGCAAAAAAGATTTACATGCTTCATGGCAAGCAGCAGAAATGGGATTCTCTGCTCATGACAATCTTCCTAAATCTTTCGAAGATTTTGTTATCGCTTATACAGCAGAAAAAGTTGCTTCAAAAATAGAGGCAAATATCTGGAGTGGTCAAACAGGAACAGCAGGAGAATTTGATGGATTCTATTATCTTGCAACAGCAGGTGGATCAGGATGCGTAAGCGTTACCGGTACAGGTTCTACAGCAGGAAACGTAATCGATGAGATGGGTAAGGTGGTAGATGCAATACCAACAGCCGTGTATGGGAAAGAAGATGTTCATATCTATGTTGCACCAAACGTAGCAAGAAATTACATCAGAGCATTAGGTGGTTTCACTGCAACAATCGGAGCAAATGGTGTTGATAACAAAGGGACACAATGGTATTCAAACGGTGCGTTATCATTCGACGGTATTCCAGTTGTCGTAGCGCAAGGCCTTCCTGCTTCTTCAATGATGGCAGCGCAAAAATCTAACTTGTTTTTCGGTACTGGTCTGTTAAATGACAGTAACGAAGTGAAGGTTCTTGACATGAGTAACCTCGATGGAAGTCAGAA